AGCTAAGCCAAGCTAAGCCAAGCCAAGCTAAGCCAAGCCAAGCTAAGCCAAGCCAAGCTAAGCCAAGCTAAGCCAAGCCAAGCCAAGCTAAGCCAAGCTAAGCCAAGCTAAGCATAGTCAAAATATATAATTTAATAGTTTTTTGTATACCATAGCTATATTACTTCCTTTGTTTTTATTATTATGAATCAAGTTTTCATTTTCGTCCTCTTTGGTGTCAAAGGATTCTTTCATTCTAATTTTTGATACCTGAGGGACTGGCGGACTCGTCATTTCCTTGGTATATTTATCATTTCCGTTTTTGTCCTTGTCCTTATCCTTGTCCATATTACCTATATATAGGTATTTATTTTGAATGAAATAGTATCCTATCATTTTGTATTATGTTATTATAATATTATAACAATTATTATTTATATTTATTTTTATATCTATTATACACGATTTGCTTAGTATGAACTTACGTCCCTGCTGAGCTTTTCCAATATATTCACAGAAGTCTTTTATAGCCTTGTGAGAATATTTTATATTTAACTTATCAAAGAATATTTTGGCAATTATTATATATTTAAGTGATGACAATTCTGTTTTGCTATATTCCGCAATATATTTACGACTATTATCGGCATTCACGCATTTTATTTTAGATATCATGTTGTTTATGATTAGCTCATTAAAAATATCCTGTGTATTTGCTATATAATCTCTCAAATAAAAGAAAGAATCTATTATAGAATTGTCCTCAATTCCTTCGTTGTTTTTGAGATGTAACAATGAAGGTCTAACAGAATCCCTAATTTTCCCACGTACAGACCACGCAGGCGTACTATCATATAGATAGGGAATATTATTGATATTCGCACAATCAATAATATGCCGTTTTTCTATATTCAATAATGGTCTCCAAAACATTATTCCTTCAATTTCTTTAAGTACCTCCATACCGCAAAGATTGTTATAATTACTTTTATTCGAAATATTAGTTATGACATTTTCAAAACAGTCATCTTTATTGTGACCGAGTAAAATATATGTATTATCACTATTATTCTTGATATTCAAACGATACATATCATATCTTATCTTTTTTGTAATATCTTCATATAAATCGCGTAAGCCATTATGTAAACAATTATTGCGAGAGATTTCTTTGATAGTTCTAAAATACAACTTGACACCCAATTTATTACAGTAATAATTTACAAAATCTAATTCATCTCCTGAATGATCGCGATTGTTATAGTTTATATGGACGGCAATTATATTTTTAATTTTACGAGGATTATAAGTATCTTTAATATACTTACATAAATACAATGCTACCATACTATCGACACCTCCAGATAATGACACGATAATCGTAGAGCCATCTTTGAGTTTATCTATTTCGTTTCGCATATTTTCGTGGATAATTGAACATACCATAACAGCCATTTTGCTATCTTCCATACATCTTGGGTCTAATATACTCTTATTGATATTGTCCCAAGATTTAACACGTATGCTATTTTTCATAGATAATATATTGATATCTTTGTAAATATTATTAAGAGTCGCTTGGAGATATCTTCGACACTTCAATTTATCTTCTGTGTCAGCCTTTTCATATAGCTCAATATATATGTTTATAATTTCATATATTTTGTCAATATCCTTCAAATGCCTATAAGGCAAATATATAAAACTTAATTCATCTATAGTAAATCTATTGTCCCGACAGCTATCTTGTAATAATAATATGTTAGAGAAATTTACAGCTTTTCTTGATAAATCAATAATATCTATATTATTATCATAAACTCTCTTAAAATGTCTTGATATCTGGTCTAATAATAAAATACACGCTATAATTGTCTTGTCTTCATATGAACACATATTATTTTTATAATTCTCATAAATATTCTTAGTAATATCTATATATTTATAATACTTATCGCATAAATATACATCTATCTTGCTATTTTTAGAAAACCAATAATCTTTATTGCTAAACCATTCATTATATAATTCGTTCAGCTTGCTTAGCTGGCAAGAATCTTGAGGATAATGAAGTTCATACATAGATTATTATTAAGCTAAATATTTATATCTATATCTTCTCATACTCCTCGTTATCGCTAACATATTTGTTATTTTCGGGTATATATATAACATTCTCTATAGCATCTCTTAAATATTTTGAAGATTCTACATAAGGCGAAACTTCTTTTACATCATGAACTTTGTTTGAATCTTGGATGTCTTGAATTATTATTGATTCTATGCGTTTTTTATTATTCAATTTGGAGGCCAATTCATTTTCTATACAATGATTAAGTAGCTTATTATATTTACGCTGTAAAAGTTGTAGTTCGCTATTTTTTTGAAGTAAAGCCTTATTAAGCTTATCAACTTCTCTGACATAATAATTATTATTATCTGTTTCTACTGAATTAACTGTATCTTTTGAAAAAATATATAGCAGATTATCAAACATTATATGTTATATATTATATAATAATATATAATTATATAGTTTTATAAAAATATAGAACATTTATACTTAGCTTCACTTAGCTTCGCATAGTAATGTTTTAGGATTACGTTTTGTTCCATTGGGACAGCGTCCTAATTTAACATTCGGCTTAGGCGGCTTAGGCGTCTTAGGCGACTTAGGTTTTATTTTAGTATTTACCATATTTTTTTTAGGAACACATTCTTTTGTTATTTTATCTCTCATCATTCCCTTAGGACATTTCTTTAATTTTACAGGTATAATATCATTTTTACTTTTAATTAAATCTATAGGCTTAGACTTTGATTTAGACTTTGATTTAGACTTTGATTTAGACAAGGACGACAAAGATATCTTGGCGGGTATTATGTCATAATAGTCTAATGAAAAACACCCAGTTTTAATACTAAATTGGTCTGGTTTAAATGGTTTTGCCAAAACAGTATATTCATTTCCTTTTTTACTTATAAGTTCAAAAATTATATTTCGTGGCAATAAGTATTCTTTTTCATTTTTAAATAATGTGTTAGATACCATATTGATAAATGGTAATCCTTCATCTAAATATATTTTATAAATAACAGCATTAACTCCTGACTGAGCAAATTGTTTAGCAGTTGAATAGTCAGATGAAATAGATATATAAGTTGTAATAAGGGCAATATCTCCTATATTTTCTAATTCTTCACCATTCGTATTAATATATTTTCTAGTCATTCCTCTATAGAAAACTTTATGAATATATGTTTTTTCATAGCGTGGCGCTACTTCAATAAAACCCTTATCTATTTTAGTAATCATATTATCCATAGCTTTTTTAAAATCTATGTTTTTAAAGTCTTTACTTTTCTTAACATCAAAGACTTTATTGAATTTTAATAGTTCAACAAACCCATTTTTTAATGGTTCATTATTATCATATAATGTTGGATTTAATAAAATATTATTTATATAACGATACATTGATAAAGTATATTGCTTTAAAATTAAAGACATTAATTCATCAAAATATACATCTTCATATACATATTTAAAGTTGGCTTTTTTAATTGATTTTTTAGAAGACAGTTTTATTAAGCCTATTGTTGTTAATTCTAATAACTCCTTATTTATATAAGTATTTCCAGTTGTTTTCGAAGTTAATTCAATAATTCTATGTTCTTTCAATACATTATTTAATTTTTTAAGATTAACAATAGCTTTTTTACCAATAAAATATCCTATATTATAGAATGTCTCAGGGTTATTATAAGTCTTCTTTTTAAGCAAGGCATTATTTGCTATAATACATCTTTTCATTTCATTATTAAACATAAAAAGAGACTTATTAACACCATAAGCTTTATTATTATAAATGATAACTATATTATTAATATCATTATCTAAATAATCATTTATTGGAATTCTCTCTAAATTTATTGGATCATATATTAACATATCTATATCTATTTATGCTAATTCTATAATATAAATATATAATATAAATATATTACAAAAAAAATATATTTAGATTTGCTAAAAGTTTGCCTTACTTAGCGTCGCATAATAATGTTATAGGGTTACGACGTGTTCCTTTGGGGCAACGCCCTAATTTAACATTTGACTTTGGTTTTATATTTTTATTTTTAGGAACACATTCATTGGTAGCCTTATTTTTTATCATTCCATTAGGACATCTTTTCTTTTTAACTGGTTTAATATTATCTTTATTTTTACCAGAATCTATCTTTGACTTAGACTTAGACTTAGATTTTGACTTAGACTTAGATTTTATAGGTAATGGCATAGGCGACATAGGCGGTTTTGGCGACATAGATATATTTGGAGGTAAAAATAATGGCGTAGATTGCTTTCTTGATGTCGACATAGATATCTTTGCCGGTGCTATATCATAATAGTCTAATGAAAAACACCCGGTTTTAATAGTAAATTGGTCTTTCTTAAAGGGTCTCGCGATAACAGTATATTCTCTTCCATTTTTACTTATAAGTTCTAAAATTATATTTCGCGGCAATAAGTATTCTTTTTCCTTCTTAATTTTCGCATTAGATACCATATTTACAAAAGGCAATCCTTCTTCAAGATATATTATATAGATAGGCGTTACTTTACCAACAAGATTACCAGCAAAAGCTTTTGCTACTGATTTTTTAGTAGAAATAGATGTATAATTAAGAATTAGTGCCGTATCGCCTATGTTTTCTAATGGATCCCCATTTGTATTAATATATTTATGTTGCATTCCTCTATAAAAAACTTTGTGAGTATATGTTTTTTCGTATCGTGGTGCTGCTTCAATAAAAACTCTGTCTATATTACTTATTGCCTTATCTATATATTGTTTAAAATCTCTATTTTTTAAATTATCAAACTTTGTAACTTTAAAAACATTTGCTAATATAGGTTTTAAATAATATTCCAATGGCAAATCATTATTATAATATTCGGGATTTAATAAACTATAATTTATATATGTATATAGAGACCCACTATATTCGTGTAAAAAATGGGATATTAATTCTTCAAAATATACATCTTCATAGGCATATTTAAAGTTGACTTTGGATATTGATTTTTTATTATTAGAAGGTTTTATTAAGCCTATTGTTGTTAATTCTAATAATTCCCTATTTATATAAGTATCTCCAGTGGTTTTTGAAGTTAACTCTATAACTCTGTGTTTTTCCAATAAATTGTTTAATGTTTTGAGATTAACAATAACATTCTTCCCAATAAAATATCCTATATTATAAAAAGTTTCCTGATTATCATATGTTGCTTTCTTAAGTAATGCGTTATTCATCAAAATACACTTTTTCATTTCATTATTAAACATAAAAAGCGATTTGTTAATACCATAAGCTTTATTATTATAAATGATAACTATATTATTAGTATCATTATTAATATAATCATTTATTGGTAATTTTTCTAAGTTTATAGGGTCATATACTAACATATTTCTTGCGTTATTTCTATAATATAAATACATATTAATTAAAAATACGCTTTTTATTTTTTACTTTTTATTTTTGTCTTCGCATTGTAATGTATTAGGATTGCGTCGTGTTCCTTTCGGACAACGCTTCAATTTAGCTTTCAATTTTACTTTTACATTTGCTTGTTCTTTTTTATTCTGTTTAGGTACGCATTCATTTGTTATTTTATTTCTTATCATTCCATTAGGACATCTCTTTGATTTAATAGGTGTAATATACTTTTTGCTTTTTCCTAAATTAGCAATTGACTTTTTAACTTTTCTCGATGATGTCGTAGATTGTTTTCTAGGCATTGACGTAGATATCTTTGCTGGAACAATATCATAATAGTTTAAAGAAAAGCATCCTGTTTTAATAGTAAATTGGTCTGGTTTATAGGATTTTGCTAAAACAGTATATTCATTCCCATTTTTACTTATAAGTTCAAAAATTATATTTCGCGGCAATAAGTATTCCTTTTCATCTTCAAATCGTGTTGTAGATACCATATTTATAAAAGGCAATCCTTCTTCCAGATATATTTTATAAATAATAGCTTTAGATCCTGAATCCGCAAACTGTTTAGCAGCATCATATGATGATGAAATAGATGTATAATTTAAGATTAGTGCCGTATCACCTATATTTTCTAATGTTTCCCCGTTTGTATTAATATATTTATCTTTCATTCCTCTATAAAAAACTTTATGAATATATGTTTTTTCATATCGCGGTACTGCTTCAATAAAACCCTTATCTATTTTGGTAACTATATTATCCATAGCATTTTTAACATCTATATTCTTATAGCTCTTTTTATATTTAACTTTTAATTCAATTATTAATACGGATTTTAAATATTCGTCTGTTAAAGGCTTATCATTATTATATAATTCTGGTTCTAATAAATTTTTATTTATATAATAATATAGTGACATACTATAATTTTTTAAAATAAATGATATTAATTCATCAAAATACACATCTTCATAGGCATATTTAAAATTAACCTTTCCTGCTGAATTTTTAGAAGAAGGTTTTAATAAGCCTATTGTTGTTAATTCTAATAACTCCTTATTTATATAAGTATCTCCAGTTTTTTTCGAAGTAAGCTCTAGTATTCTATGCTCCTTCAATATATTATTAAATGTATTAAGATTAACAATAACCTTTTTGCCAATAAAATACCCTATATTATAATAGGTTTCTGGATTGTCATAAGTTGTTTTTTTAAGTAATGCGTTATTCCTCAAAATACACCTTTTCATTTCATTATTAAACATAAAAAGCGATTTGTTAATACCGTAAGCTTTGTTTTTATAAATGATAATTATGTTATTAGTATCATTATTAAGATAATCATCGTGAGGAACTTTCTCTAAATTAATTGGATCATATACCAACATATTTCTTCAATTCTAAAATATAAATATATTTAAAATATATATTAGAAAAAAATGATATATAAATATATCAATATTAATATTTAAAACAAATGCAAGGGATTATTAGTTTTTCTAACAGAATAGCTTTAAATATTAAAAGCAATGATCACAAAGATGATATACTTAGTGATTTGAGCACTTTTTACAAAATCAAGATATTACAAAGGCATCATCATAATCTTGATACTACTAATGTTAATGTAGTAATTACTAATCATCTTATGAATTTGCGTTCAAATGGTAATAGATACTATCTTTATTTTACCCTATATAATGACATTGAAACGATGTATTATATAGATAAAAAGATACACCCTGGATATCAAAGGCCTCGTATTATATTTGGTAGAGGATTATTTGATAAAAAGCTTTTTAAAAATACGCTTCTTGATGGTGAGATGGTTAAGTGTAAGGATGACACTTGGACATTCTTGATTAATGATATTATTTGTTATGAAGGCAAATATTTGAATAATAAAACATTACCAGATAGGCTCAATATTATTTATAATATGCTGGAAACTCAATATACTCCAGATAGTACTATTGATGTCTGTAATTTCAAGGTTAAAAGCTATTTCAATATGTATAAAGAATCTATTGCCGAATTACATAAGCTTTCAGATAGCCTCAATTATACTTGTAGAGGCATCTATATTTGGCCATATGATTTGAAATATAAACCTAAGCTATATAATTTTGATGAAACTAATGTAATTGATGTAGTTAGAAAAACAAAAGATATTACCGAATTTAAAACCATTGAAAACCATAATATCCGTATTTATAATGGTAGTGGAACTGGTAGTGGAACTGGTACTGATACAGATAATGATATTATCCAATATAAACAAGATAAACAAGATAAACAAGATAAACAAGATAAACAAGATAAACAAGATAAAATTATAGGAAATACAAATACCAATGTGGCGACAGAAGCGGTTATGGGAATAGATGAGAAAGTACTATTTTTGATGAAAACTCTTGAACCAGATATATATGATATATATGAGACAGAGAATGCGAATGATAAATCTATCGGAATTGCTCTGGTTCAAACAATGAATGATAGTAAAATATTGCGGACAGCATTTAGAGATAAGAATGCTATGACGGTTATCAAGTTTGCCTGTGTTTATAATGACAAGTTTAAAAAATGGCGCGCAGTTCGTCAAATGTTCATTTCATAATTGCAGGGAGTTTGTCATGTGATTTGTAATTAACTAAAGTAAAATCGCTATATGTAAGGGATTCAATCCATTTTATCTTATCATCTATAGATGTCTCAATAGCTGGCGCATCCTTTTCAATAATAACACGAGGACTTTCATATATCTCCAATTCTATTTGTTTTTTTACTTGCTCTACATGTTCTTCATAGATATGAGCATCACATAATGATAAACTTACTTCAGACGCCTTCATATGTAATACATGAGCAATTATTTGCGTAAATAGTGCACAACTAGCAATATTAAAAGGAAGACCTAAGAATAAATCCGAGCTTCGCATAGTTAAATGACAACATAAACCATTCTTTGTTTTATTAAAGATATACATGATATGACAAGGTGGCAATGCCATAATATTTAAATCTATAGGATTCCAAGCAGACAATACGGCGCGCCTGCTATTTTCCATAAGCAATTCTGAAATTACATATTTAACTTGGTCTATACCTTTAGCAACTGCCGTCGTGGCATTTGTATCTTCTTCATTACCGTCTTTTAGTTTTTCAGGTATATATTTTTTGCCAAACATACGCCATTGCCATCCATAGACAGGACCCAATTCGCCCTCTTCGTAATCATTGAGACCTACACTATCTAAATATTCGCGCGTTGAATTGCCATTCCAAATATTAACATTTTTTTCTTTAAGTTCGTTGGCATTTATTGAGCCTTTGAGAAACCACAATAATTCTTCAACAATCCCTCTAAAAAAAACCTTTTTGCTTGTTATCAAAGGAAAGGCTGTGGAAATATTATCAAACTTAATCATACACCCAAAATGCGAAAATACATTGCCATTTCTCGTATTTTTAAACTCGCCATTCAAGGTATCTTTAAGCAGATTAATATAGCCTTCTTCATTTTTATAAAACATAGTTAAAATGAAAATACAATATAAGATATTATGTTGTTTACTATTTATATATGTTATTATAATAGATAATTATCATAGTATGAAGGATTGTCCAAGCGAGAAAATATTGAATCCTATTACTAATAGATGCGTTAATAAGAAAGGTAAAATAGGCTCTAAAATATTAAAGAAAGATATTAGTATTAGTATAAACATAAGCAACGAACACAATAGCTGTTTTATAGATAGTCTTTTAGTAGCACTATTTCATTTTAAGAATAGAGTTATATACAATATGTTCTTTAGAACTAAACATACATTGGAACACAAATATGCTCAAAGGATTCAGTCCGAATTATATAACATATATAGGTATATCAATAAAAACGAAGACATAGAAAATAAGAACTGTAGTATGATAAGAAAATATTTAGATAAATATTATAGAGAGCTTGTTAAAATTAATTCTAACAATAAAATATTTTTTAATAACAGAGATAACTGGCTTACTCAACAAATAGATGTATTTGAGCTAATAACTTATTTGGATAAAATATTTAATTTCAAAAATAATGTCAGGATACGCGATGGGGATAATAAGTATAAGAAAAATATGATACAAGAAATAGCATCATTTTATTTAATAGGCAAATCTAATCTTGATATATCAACTCTTGTACCTAATCGCGTCGACAGATATGATTTTGATAGCAATAATTATTTTAAAAACTCTAAGGGAAAACTGATAAAATACTATGAAAAAGAATATAAAATATTAACGACAAATGGCGTATTAATAATAGAAATATATAGAAATGTAGGTACCGAGAATAAGCTGACGACTAAAATAAATTACCCCAATACTATAAAGATACCAGGAGATAAAAAAGAGCTTAAACTTAGATCTATTATATTACATAAGGGAAATACAGTTGGATCAGGGCATTATACGACGCTTTTAAAAAGAAACGAGAAAACATATGAATATGATGATATACAAAAAACAAAAGTTAAAGAGATTACACCAGAATATGAAAAGAGTATGCGAAAAAATATAGTATGTCTTATATACGCGCGATAAATATTCTACTTCTTCTCAAATAGCCTCTCAATAGACTCTCAATAGCCTCTCAATAATCTTTCAATAATTATTATAAAATACTTAGATTTTATTAGCATTTCTAAAGACACTAGAATTTTTAAATTTTTACAATTTTAAATTTGAGTACATCTTTCTGTTTTTTCAAAAATTTCAAAAGTTTTTTAGAAATTACAAAATAAATCAAGAGATGTACTCAAATTTTATTTTTCAATTTTTAGAAAGTTTTAGTTTCTTTTTAAGACATCATAATGATAATATCAATATCTTAATTTATCTTAAAACATTTTCATTTTTATAAAATCTCTCAATAGCCTCTCAATAGCCTCTCAATAGCCTCTCAATAGCCTCTCGATAATAATTATATAATTAGAAATAGTAGAAGAGGATAGAGACATAATAAATGAAGAGCACTAAACATATTATAATTGGAGCCGGAATTACAGGATTATATTTGGCATATAAATTAATATTAAAAGGTGTTTCGGCTACTGATATAGTGATATTTGAGGGTTCTGGAAGGATAGGTGGGCGTATATATACAAACGAACATAAGGGATTTAGATATTCTGTGGGAGCTGGAAGATTAGGGAAGAAGCATAAATATGTTATGAAGATAATAAAAGATTTTAAACTCCAAGACCAAATAATAAATATTAACAAAACTACGAATTATTTTGTTGCCGGACGCTTAATGAACGAGGAAGAACTCTTAAATCATTACAAATCAAATTTCAAAAGCCTAAATGAATTATGGAGATATGCCATTGAAAAAAAAATAAACGGTAAATATGACCCTAATTTATATAATTTACATAACTATTTTTCTTTAATATTGAGCACAAATGATGTGGAGTTGCTCAAGATATCTCTTGGATATATTGGAGAAATGTATGATATGAATGCCTATAATGGCCTTCTAACACTGAGAAAAGATTTTGATATTCGCAATAATGAGTTTTTTGTATTGCGCGATGGAATACATATACTTTGTGATGTACTATATAAATATATATTAGATGCTGGTGTTTCTATACATTTTTCTTCATTTCTTGAAGATATTGGAGATGGCGACAAAAAATATATAAAAGTAAATGGAACAACATATAGTTATTCTAAGTTATATTTAACAATTAAAAGAGGAGATTATATGAATATAGGATATTTCAAGAAATACGAAAGTCTTTTTGATACTGTTAGCGACGGACATTTATTGAGAATATTCGCACAGTATAAAGATGTCTGGTTTAAAGATATGCCTAAGATACTTACACAAAATAAATTGCAGTTTATTATTCCTATCGATTATAATAGCGGTTTAATACAAATCAGTTACAGCGACAGATATAATGCAGACTTTTGGAATGCCTTTAAAAATGAAAAGGAAGTTAAAAAATATCTCACAAAAATATTGAATGAGATGTTTCCTGAAAAAAATATTAAAGAACCAGAATGGATTACTATGCATTTCTGGAAAGCCGGTGATCATATGTGGAATGTTGGAGTAAATACAAAAAATATACAAAAGAAAATGGATGAAATATTTATTCCCAAAGGTATCTATATATTAGGCGAAACATACAGCGAACGCCAAGCGTGGATTGAAGGAGCCTTAGAAACAGTTCATAAAAAACTTAATATATAAAGAATTCCAAAAATATACTATAAATATTATTAAACTTTCATAAATTCCAATGTGTAAGCACGCCAATGTTGCTATAAAACAAAAAATTCACACGACGGACTTAAAGAATTATTTGATATAGTAAGATGTTGTGTTTGATTTTCTTCATCTGTCTCTTCGAGAGTTTTAATCTTCTTTTTATAATTAAATAATATCTCCTTCTTTTTATACTCAAAATCAAGTCTATAATTATTAAACTTTATTATATCTTGTGTTGTTAGAAATTGTAGAATATTTGTTGATACTAAAATAGTATCATATTCGGCAATATCATTTTTAATTTTCTCTATTTCTTCAATTTTTATATCATCTTCTTTTGTTTGATATAAAAATTCTAAATTATTTTTTTGTTTATTATATTTATCTATATATCCTATCATTATATTTTGTTTTTCGCGCAATTCTTCAAGTATTTCTCTATAATTTTTAAATCTAACAAAACTTGTTAAAATTGTTATCAAAATACCTAAGGAAAGTAATAAAGCATTTACAAATGTAGTAAGTAAATGTTCATTTATCAATATCTCTTTGCTTTTATTTACATATTCTATAATAATTAGTCTTAGAGCATCTATAAATGTAACTATAGATGAAAATATAAATAATGTTAGAGTAATATTATAATATCTTTTATAATATTTTTCATATGCAACAGTAGCTATAAATAGTTGTTTTTTAATTTTTATAAGAGTATCATCTATATTTTTTATTTGATTTATAACTAGTTGTTTTTTTTGTTTATGTATTAGTTCCATTTATATTATGTTCATAATATAAATAGAATAAGCTAAATATTATCAAAATTGTAAAAAATATATACATAAATAAAGCATATAAAGTATCATATTATCTTTAATATGACCTATGAAGACAAGTACAATCATTTATATTGCCGCCACAGAAATTTGTACAAAAGAATTGTGGGCTTCGCTTTCTAATATATTTAGTGTTCTCTTGTTCTTCTAAGCTATATTTTTTATTATATTTATTTTCCACGGCTTTTTTGTTATTTTTTACAAGAATACTGAGGATATTATAGGTAATATCAAGTTTATCCTTGATACTGAATTTGCTAGCAATAGAAGATGCCATACTACCCTTTATGTAATAATTATCATAAATCTTAAATCAATTTTTTATAATTTACACATATTTAATATCGTGATGCGGAGAATCATAAACATTTATATTTAATTTTTTCAAATTATATTTAACAATATAACTATCCCATATATTATGTAAATGCGGAAAGTCATAGTCATCCATAATTAATATTGTTCTCGGCTTAGATAATCTATATGAGTTTATAATATCGCTATTAGCAATTTCAGCACTATGTCCCCCATCTATATGTATTAAATCGTATTTATCATTAACAGTCTGTAATGTTTTTGTGCTATCGCCAATTATTATATCAATTCTATTACCAAATGTCTCCTTTAATTTTATATAACATGGAATAGTATATTTATGTTCACCCAAATCAAAACAGGTTATATGAATATTTGGATTACTTAAAAGCATTAATAATGTAGAGAAACCTGAATTAAACCCGATTTCCATAACATTTTTTATATTTTTATTTAATACTAAATTGCTAATATTTTTTGTTTTATTTATAAACTCATTCGTATAATCAGTTGTATGATGCAACATAAATATATTCCCCTCCAATAATTCTCCGCAATTATAAATAATAGGTAATAAATTTGTATTAATATATGCCTTTGCCTTATTAATATTATCATTTATCGTGAAATCCTTTATATTATTCAAAAATATAGTCATATCATATATTTTATGAGCATAAACTCCTGGGCCACCTGAAAAATGATGTATTACTTTGTCACTATGAATATTCTTATCATTATTCACCACAAGTGATTTTAAAATCTGATTATTATATAAATTATACTTAAAAGCATTATATACTATAAAAGGCTGGTCGTGACATACATTATAAAAGGGTATATTAATAATATCTTCGTTTATTTTATTAAATAAGTATCTTATTTTTTCGCAATTTTTAAACAATAGCATTCCGCTCGTAAATGCTTTTTTGTCTTTATAATTATATAGTTCATTTCCAAATAACGATTTTCCCCAAAAATCGGTATCGCTATCTATTTCTCCTTCTTCTAATGTATATAAAAACTCTTCTTCGCATACATCAAATACCTTGTTGATATTATCTTTAACTAAAATATCTGTGTCTAAATAAAGTATTTTGTTGTAATTTTTTACAGAAGCTAAATTAAACAAATCTAATCTTGCCTTACACGCCTTTTCTATATCGTTGTATGTATCATTTATTTCAAATTTAATTTTTTCGTTAAATAAATGACTTTTTTTTATAATATTCATAAATGCCGTAGATGTATATATTAATATCTGCGTATTATCATCAAGATTTCCGTAAATAAATATGCTCTCTAACAACATTAAAAGCATATCAACATATTTTTCTTGATTAAATACACATATAAATATACAATTCATTATAAATATGTATTATATTTTAATTTGATAAAATAAACGAGTCATTTCCAAATATTCGATTTTTATATTCATATGTAATAGGAATTACTATGGAGTGGATTATTCTTTCAGTAATTCACAGTGCTATCGTAGCAGGTCTAATATTATTTTTGAGATATGATGAGACGCCGAGTAATATCTTTCCTATTATAGCAAATGTTATTGTAGGCATATTAAGTGTGCTCTATATATTGTCTTTTTACAAATATTATTATTTAATGGGTGAAATTATTAAACCGAAATATTATGTATATTCTTTTATGTTATTTCTCGTTATATTGCTAGGATATTATATAATAAAAACTTGTCCAAACCCAGCCTATTTTAGAACCTTTGTTGCTCTTGAAATTATATTTATGTTGCTATTTGCCTTATATTATGAAAAAAATATGAAAATATCATATCAAAGTATATTCGGAATTATGCTTGGATGTATAGGTATTGTCTTAATAACTCTCGATAACAATATTTACAAATAATAAAATGACAGAAAAAACCTCGCGAGATTTACTATTATTTTTAATGTCTATTTTTATATTCATTGTAACTAAAAATAAAAAATATATAAACCTAATCTATAAACCTAATCTATAAACCTAATCTACTATATTTCTCGCACTCTAAGGAAGGAAAGGAGCTACGACAAGTTCCTTCCTCTTCATATTATTTTCAGCTCCCACAAGAGTTTTTGAACAATTAACATCGCTTACGGCAGAATCCTTTGAAATTCTAATACGGACTGGAATCACAAGTCGCTTAGTACGCTTAGCGTATTTAAAAGTGCTCGCAACTGACGGTGTAGAAGCACTATTGCCATATCCGACTCTTCCAGCTACGCTACCCTCACCGATAGAACGAGAAACACTTCCGCGCATCCCACCCCCGATGCTACGAGTAGCTCCACCACCACGCGTAATTTCTTTTTCTTGTACAATTTCTTTTTCTTTACTGAGAACCATAAATGTAAGATACATCATTCCGGTATTTTCGGATGTTTCCTCAATACCGAGCTCTTTATCATCTTCTGTAAGCTCTTCGCCTATCGCCTTACTTCTTGAAGTCGTCCATTCATATTTAGCTTTTCCGTTCTGATAAAATACACTACTATTCGGTTTCCAAGGTTCTTGAATAGGAATTGACCACATTACACCATCCCTTTCGATATTGAATGGAGTAATATGACTGTCTTCAAGATAGTCTGGTTCATCAAAATCAACCGCGAAACCGAGAGCATAATCATAGTTATTGTTGTACCTAGAATAAATATCCGGATTTTCAATTTTGATTACAATAGGCCCTTCTTCGGCAATTACATAATAGCTTTCAGTATCTTCAGTCTCGAGAGTTTCAATCTCATAACTCTTACTCAATTGTTTGGGGAAATTGATGAGGCATTTCTTGCCAAATGAAACCTTGAAGCTAACATTAATCATATCCGTCGTACATACTACATCTTTATAGGCATTGTAAGAAAGCTGAATACAGTCACTAACCTTGACAATAGGAGCAACAGCGGCGGAAGCAGAAGCGGAGGTTTCAGAAGAGTTCTTCGACATTATAAGTATGTAATTATTTTTGATATACACAATCAATTTTTATAAATATATTGAAAAAATATTAAATATTTATCAAGCCAATATTACTGAAAATATAATAGTATATAATCGGGATATTAAACAATAAAAAGACAATTTTACAAGAATCTTTCTAGATCATTATATGATGTATAATATTAGAATATTTACGATAATTATTGAAGACAAGTAATAACATAGAAGGATTTTTTGTATGTGTATAAGAATAAAGGAGGGAAGATGGAGGAGTGGGTATATTTGTCTATTTTAAGGAGTACAATAATTGTAGGATTTATACTTTTTATAAGGTATGACGATGCTCCTAAATATATATTTCCAATTATAATAAATATAATAGTAGGCTTTATAAGTTTAATATATTTCCTATATTTTTATAGTAATGATAAAAATATTACAGAAATAATAAGTAAGCCAAAATATTATATATATTCTATAATATTATTTGTCGTATCACTTATAGGCTTCTATATTATAAAAATATCCCCAAATCCGGCTTATTATAGAACATTCGCTGTTTATGAAATTGTACTGTTATTGCTTATAACATTATATTACAAAAAATACTTTGATATAAATTATCAAGGAATATTAGGTATTATTTTAGGCTGTATATCAATAATCCTTATTACAGTAGATAATATAATATAATATAATATGATATAATATGATATAAAAATATAAATATATTATTATAAAATGTCAGAAATGTCAGAAACACCAGAAACATCAGAAAAAGAATATAAATATAAGATAATTTTGACAAAACCTGACAATATAATAGCATCGGATTTATATAATAAAATAAAATATATTACATCTTATGATAGACAAGCTTTGATTTTTAATACAGAAAAATATATTTATAATCATATTTTATTGCCACTATATGAAAAAAAGGATATTGAAGAGATTATATATAATTATGGGATACAAAATGCTCTACAGCATTTTATATTAAATAAAAAATATTACAATATTATCAGAGATATTGTTGATAATGACGAGTCAAAAATATATATTGGGGTTGCCTTTTATATTTTAAAAGAATGCTTTGATTATAGAATAGTAAATGCCGAACAATAGAATATGTAATTACTGTTTCCATTTCTTTCCACAAATAAGACATTCCATAAATAGTGTAGATGCTTCATCACCAGAGCGTGTCTGGAGTTCATAATAGCTTACCTTCTTACTCTTACATCTCATACAAGTTATCATATCAGACATAGCAACAATATTAAACTCATAAGCTTCTTTAAGACGCAAATTATTTTTATTGATAATATCATTCCATCTCTCTGGAAATACATTATGACATTGCATATACGGAAGCATATGTGGGACGAACTCTTTGTTTTCTACCATTCTTTTATATAAATCTTTATTTCCAATATAACTGTTAGATTTAAGATTTGAATAAATGCTCCGCGAGATATTAATATATGTATCTAAAAATAGCGAGCATTTCCACGACAATTGTATTTTATTAGTATTCGCATAATCAATTGTACAATTAAATACACCTATTTCTAAATCCGTAGCTTCTAACTCAGAGATAAACAAATTATTAATTAGCATATTCCGAAAATCATCACGAACCTTGTTTTTATTATACTGATTATTAAAAACCTCTGGATTATTATTAGGCATATTGTATTTATCTATTTCGTCGCTCAATTTATAGATTTTAAAATCATTATTCATAATAAATGTTTTAATATATAAATATATAGAATAATCAATTTTTTATATATAAATCTAAAAAATGATATATATTATATAATATTTATTTACCTTTCAATATGTCTTTAGATTCTAATACCATTGCTCATCAATATACTTCTAAATATGATACAGTAGATATTAATAAGTATATTACAGGGCTCTCTGGTAAAGAAGCAAATATAGATCAAGAAGATATTAATTTAATTGAAATTTACTTCATTAATCGTCGCAATATTCAAAAATCATATGACGCCCAAGAGACACAAGACACGCAAGACACGCAAGACAATGTTATAGATGTATCTGTTAAAAATAGTTTAGAAACTTTTATAGATAATTATTATAAGAAAAGCAGAGTTGAAAAGTATAAATCATATACACATAAAGAAAGAACATATACATACGAGCTATCTAATGATAATCAATATGTATCAAGTAAAATTAAGAAAAATATGGATATTTTAGGTAATATATTAGTAATCTGTTCTAAGAATAATAAACAGCCTAATTATACATTCCCTTGTACTAATGAAATAGACAGCATATCAGAATATACTATTAAGGAATATAAAATATCTAATAGGATATCTTTAATTATGCACAGTGATAGTGATAATGATAATGATAATGATAATGATATTAAGACGCTTTATATTGAGTATAGGCATTCTAATAATGTTGATATAGACAAAATAAATGAGACAATTAACAAGATAATTAGAAAAATATTATATCAATTATCTCAACCGTGAAAAACAAAAATTGATATAGGCATTATAAAATATATATATTAATAAGTTGTGAAATAAGTACATTACTTCATATATAATATGACTCTCTATAATGATATTGCTAATTCAGATTATTCTTTCACAGATTTCGCCAATATTATGATTAATGATAATACTATTGCCAATGATTCAAGCAAAATTTATAATATTAAAGAGTTGTACGACGGCTACATTAAACATCTTATGGTGAGAAAATATAGCAAAGAAGATATTTTGCGATATCGTATGGAAACTGTCGTTGATTATTATATGGATTTTTATGGAAATAATAAGAATTATGATAAAAATAATCTAATATCACAATATAAAAACAATATTAGCGACAAGTTTGATAAGAAATTTAATCCACCTAAATGTTTCCTAACTATTGCCAGAAGAGAAGATATTGCGAATGAACTTAAAGAAAAAATGGAATATGAAAGTTGTGATATTAATACCCATTATAAGATGATTAATATGAAATATGAATATTATGGAGAGCTTAATAATTCAGCAAAGGAAAAACAGACGGCAATTGATAATGATGAATATTACGAAGAATGTAACGATTATTATAATGATGACGAATTTAATTCAAGTATTTGTAATAGCGATGATTACGACGATTATTATTATGAATATATTAGTGAAGATGATAGCGAATATTATTCAGACGATTATTACTAATTACCTATTCTAAGATATACGGATACCCACATACTCACATACTCACATACCCGTATTTATCGTACCTGCTAAGGCAGTCGCAAGACTCTGGTTTATATTTTTATTATTTTTTATTTTTATTATTTTTTATTTTTATTTTTATTTTTATTTTTATTTATACCTTTATTTTGTATACTGTAAAAATTGATTTGATATAATATAATAATTATATTATATAATAACAGAATATTTCTAAATTCTTTTAGATATAAATGATATCTATTAATTATATTGGAGCTCATATTAAGCGTGATGATAGTGGAGGAATAATAGAGACAATGAATAATATCAAGAATAATGGTGGGAATGCCCTTCAAATATTCGTTTCTAATCCACGCAGTATTACCATAACAAATATAGACAGTTATATTAAAAAATCACAAGATATACGAAAATATCTTGTAGAAAATAACTTTAAACTTGTTATACACGCCCCTTATACTATAAATATAGCTAAGGATTCTACGGAAGGTAAGCGAATAATGCCATTAGAAGAATGTATATGGATTAAACTTCTCATTAATCAACTTACGCTTGCTGATATGATGAATGCCGAGGGTGTCATATTACATTGTGGAAAACACGTCTCTTTGACCTATGAAAAAGGATTAAATAATATGAAAACTTCTATTGAATATATTTTGAAAATTATGGAAAATAAAAAAATGAAAACAAAATTAATTATAGAAACTCCCGCGGGACAAGGAACAGAATTGTTAAAAGATTTGAATGACTTCCTAACATTTTTTAATGGATTTTCAAAAGAACAAAAGAAAAATCTTGGAATTTGTCTCGACACTGCTCACACCTGGGCTCTTGGATATGAATTAGCTGAGGCATATAACATATTATTTAAAAAAAATAGCAAAGATATTACCGTAATCCATCTAAATAATAGCCTTGTTAAAAAAGGAGAAATGAAAGATAGACACTCTGTTCTCTTAGATGGCAAAATACCTGTTGCTGATATGAATGATTTTATAGCATCATTGTCTGGAAGTAGGGATAATGTATATTCCCAAAAATCATCTAAATATATCCCAACAATTATCTTGGAAACACCATCGGAAAATTACGAAATGGAAATAAACCACATTCGCAATTTATTGGACTAAATAGCACAGGCGGATTACTAATGTTTCTTAGCATTATCTAATACCTTTTTCATCTCACTATCAAAATCGTCACAAGTATTGCGAATATTTATCCATTTACTTTCCTCCTCACTAACATTTTTAACATTTTTATCAGGTATTTTCCACAATTCAATAAGAGTATCTAACACATTCTTATCATTTCTAATAAATACTGTTTCAACCTCTTCATATGTTAATCCATCAGGTGCTTGTTTTAATACTTCGTCCATATTATAATATATATATAATTTATATTTGCTTATATTCTTATTCTTAGATATTCTTAGATATTCTTAGATATTTTTCTATATTTTTCTATATTTTTCTATTTTATGAACATTATATATATACTCTGATATTTCATAAGCTATTTTTTCATAAGGATGTTCCATAGAATAGTTCTGTGTTACAATATCATTTATGTTTTGCGGCTTATCGCTTCTATATAAGCATATCATTAATTCTCCGGTATTCTTATTTTTATATATCTTGTTATTAACATCTGGATTAGAGCGAACATATTTAAGTTTTTCTTGAGGTATATCGTGGCTATCAGTATATCCCATATTATATATTATAGTTTTGAATAAAGCCTCGTTATAACGCTGATATATATGAATTTTTTCGTGTATTAGTAGCCTTATTATTTCATCTTCTGAATAATTTAGCACATCTTGTGATAAAAATATTATATGTTTCCTTGTATGCGGTAAGCCATTTTCATATTTCCCACCATTATCACTCTTTGTAATTGCTAAGACCCATTTAATATTTGCGATATCCTTGTAATTAAGATATTTTGAATAATCAAGATTGCTTTCTGTACTGATATTATTTATATTAATATTTCTAAGTAATTCGTCAGCCTTCTTTGTACAACTATCAAGTATTAATTTATCTCCTTTATTAAAATGTATTGCTTCGTTTTTAATAATGTTAATATATTCATCTTTTGAAGATACTTTGCGGGCATATAAATCTAAAGGAGACAAATTTGCTACATATTTATCTTCATCATTTTCAAGAAATAGTGCTGTTTCTTCATAGCTCATATAATATAAATGCGTATCATTCTTCCCATTTTTGAAAGATAAAGTAGTATATATAGTGTATATATAATATATAGTTAGTATTAGAAAGGTTATAAACAATAATGATAAAATATAGTAATATATCATATTTATTATAAGCTAACATTTTATCATTTGCCCTTTTTTTTATAACATACTCCTTTGCTTTGTTCAACTGATTTAATTACATTAGTTTCTCTTCCCTGTTCATCTTTAGAAGTGCTATATCTAGCCACTCTACCGCAATAATAATCTTTATTATTTGTTGCGTTTGATATAATACCCTTCTTGATTTTTTCCTTATCAGATAAGCTATATTCTCTATCATTATTTTTTACACTATATACATATAGCTCATCTATTGACTTATTATTACTATCTGCGGCTATTAGTTTATTATAAGAAACTACAATACTATCACCTTCAACAACTATCTTACTGTATCCGTATGAATTTATCGAATAATAGGTTATATCATATTCAGATATAGTGATATCAATTTTGTCACTTAAATCCTTAATTATATCAGGATCTGCTCCACCAGTTCCCGAAGTAATCTGGATTACGCATTTATCGCCTTTTTTAATTTTCATAATATTAAAATTATGACAATCGGCGCATAAATAAATACAATTATTATCTGCTAATATATCATATAATGAATCTATTAATTCTAAAGAATTACCCGAATCATTGAAAACAAACGTTCCTTTTTTGAGCTTAGTTATATCTTCGCTTTTTTTTCCTTTTTCTGTATCTTTTTCCTTAGATTCCTTCTCTTTTTTGGGCGTCTCTAATGCACCCATTGTAGCCGTACCTGCCATATCTCTGTCTTTTTCCTTAGATGCCTTATCTTTTTTATGTTTATCGTAAAATAATGGTATATGCCCCATTACAAAGATAAGTTTATTTTGATTACCGCTTTTCTTTTTAATCCCCTCTATTTTCTTTTTGACAGATTTTAAATAATTTGGTGATAAAATATTAGTATTTATTATAATAACTATATACGAAGAAGAAGCATCCTCATATACTCCAATATTTGTATCAGCATATAATTTTATAACATTATCAGGATACTCTTTTGTTTCTAACTGTTCAATAGAAGGAAGGCTTTCTCCCAATAAATCTTTTATCATCATTTTTGTATAATCACTTTCCGATCCTTTTAATGATGCGGCCGCTTCTTGTGAAGAACTTTTAACATTTTCTAAACTCTTCGTTTTTCCCTCTATATAATTTTTAAGCTTATTGATATAATGTTTTTGCGTATTAATCATACAATCAGGATTTTTTTGATTACTACTTGCTTCATCGTGATTACCAACGCAAATATAAATATTCTTATTCATTGTATATAGGATATGATATCCTGACACTAATGTATCTACTAAATAATATTTATAAGATTCTTCCTTATTTTCTTTATTTTTAAGTAATGTATTATACCAATTATCTCCCGCTATAAACATATTGGATATATTAGGTTCAAACTCTTTGATACAATTTAATACAACATCTCTATATATAGCTTCTTTATCACAGCTTATATTATTCCAACAACCGAAAAATATAAATGAATTATTCATAATACAAAAACTTATTTGACCCAATACTATTAAATAAGAGTAAAAAAATAAAATGCTAGATGCTAATAATTAAAAAGTCCTATAAATAAATTGAATTGTGTTTAGCAGATATTGACGAATTATTGTTATATTTTTTACAATATGTATCGTAAAATGTCAGCGATACTGTATAAGGGATGTTTATTTTTATCAGGTCGGTCGGGACATATATCATCATATTAATCCATGATACAATATTGTTAATAGCCCTTTTTAAATTACGAACCCCATCTTCTTTTTCAATATTATTAATAATATGCCTTATCAATTCATTGCTAAATATAATATCTCCTTTGTTTAAATTATATTGTTTCAATATTTCTGGTATTATATAATCAGATGCCAATACAATCTTCTCTTCATTATCATAACCATTTACATTGATAACAATCATCCTGTCGCGCAAAATTGGGTTTATTAAAGAATCATCATTGTATGTAAAGATAATCATAGAACGAGATATATCAAAATCTATCTCTTCAAAATATCTATCGTTAAACTTATCATTCTGAACAGGGTCTGTTATATGTATCAGTGTATTGATAATTTCCTGACCCTTATAAGTATTAGATACTTTGTCCAACTCATCAAATAAAAATAGAGGATTCATTATTCCAGTTTTCATAAGAGATTCACAGATTTTTCCATAACTCGAACCTTCATAAGTATATGAATGTCCTTTGAGAAAAGAAGAATCATCTGTTCCGCTAAGTGATATAAAGGCATTCGGATAATTTAGAGCATTACAAATGCCCTCTTTAATTAGCTTTGTTTTCCCGACACCAGCACTTCCTTGAATACCTATGATATATCCATTAGCTTTGGGAAATGATATTAATTGTGCTAAAACTCTTATAATCTGTTCCTTCGCATCTTTATGACCAAATATGGTTTCGTCCATACGCGCTCTAATATTATTTAAAAAATTACAAATTTTTTCATTACCATCGGCAATTTTAATAGGTATTTCATAAAACTTATTAAAGGGGATGTTATTTAAAGAAGATATCCAAGAACTCAGCTTATAATATTCAGATGAATTGCTATTCATTTTATTTAAACTTTCAATCTTCCATAAGATGCTTTTTTTCGTTCTAATATTAATATCAGAAGTCAGTATTTTAAAACGCATAGGAACATCATAGGTAATCGTGGTTTTTTCAATAATATCTTCATTATCTATTAGCTTTGTTTTATCAGCGTCAGACAAAACATCAAAATATTTTTTCTCAACACTATTATATTTATTATAAAATCTATATAATTTTTTGTTAATAGGATGCTTACTTAAATTTAATGAATTATTAGTTCTCTTAGCATTATTTTTATTATTAGCAGTTCCAGAAATACCAGTATTACCATTCGTATTTAAAATAAGATATATCATTTGATTATTATGTTCTTCCTGATATTTATTAAAATAGTTAGCTGGATTATCTGGAATATCCTGATTATTATTAATAATTTCATTATTACAATCTTTATTACATAGATTGTTACAATTATTATTTATAATATATTCTTCTGTCTCTTCTGTCTCTTCGATATCTTCGCTTGTATCTTCGATATCTTCGCTTGTGTCTTCGATATCTTCTGTATCTTCACTCGTCTCTTCTGTTTCCTCCTTATATTCGCTATCTTCTGTATCATCTTTTTGAGATACTGAATCAGTCACAGATTCAGATTCAGATTCAGACTTGCAAGATTTTTCTTCGTTTTTAGTGTCATCTTTTTTCATAATTTTACGATTTTATGATTTTATAATATATATAGATTATTCATAAGTATTTTTTATATATACTCATTTTCATATTGATTTCCCCAATAGTAATTTGTGGATACAGTTCTTACTATTCTATTTGTGTATAATACAAAATAGGTAAATAAGCATACAAATAGTATTACCATAATTAATATTAGTAAATCTAAATATTTATTATCAGTATATATATTTATTGTATAAGAGCCTACCATTATTAATGCTAAAAATAGAATACATATAATATAAACATCATAATTTTTATTTTCATATTTGAGAACATCAACATTCATTTCAGAATCCGATTTTTTGCTAAAAAGAACATCCTTTAAATATAATTTTTCATTATATATATTTTTAGATATTGTTACGAGCTTTTCGTTATTACCTTTTAATGAATCATTAACAATTGAAGGAGTAGCTAATGTTATCATAAACATTAATTCCTTCGCATTAGTATTCAAAAAATTCTTGACATCATCTTTCTTTACAGTTTGTATATCGCTGCTACTTTCATGCTTTATATTACTCGTTCCAACATTAGCATCTGTTATTTTGCATGTAGTTGCTGGACATAAATCATATCCTGTATAGATGCTTCCAGAAGCTTGAACAAAACCTTCTTCTATATATAATGTATTCATAATATAATAGCTCATAAATAATATTATTATAGCGGCAAGGCACACGAGAGATATTGATTTAATAAGAGGCTTTTCCACGGCAGCTACATTAATTATTACTAAAATAGATATTATAATGGCAACAATTATTAAATACGATAATACCTGATTATATAATAGGTTATTACGAGATTTATGTAATTCATATAATGTAGTATTATTTTTAATTTTTGTTTTATACATATTTATATTTTGTTCAACAGTATCAGTATTACTTACTATCTCATTATAATATTTGTCAATATCCTTGCTTGTAATTTTAACTATATATACAGGAATATTTGTTGCAGTATCAGTATTTGAGGTATAATTATATAATTTATTATATAAAACTGACGAAATAGTTTTATCTTGTTCTAGTTCAATATTTATGCGTTTTTTATTTGCGTTATCAGTTCGTATTTGAAAATCCTTAACTTTAAAAGGTGTACCTTCAACCCTAATTCTATAACCATTATTAAACTCGTATATGTTTCTATTATCAATTAATTTCTTAATTTTATTATATTCTTCTGCAGGAGTTGAAGTTTGAAATATACCTTCTTCATATATATCATTTATATTTGAATCGTCGCAAGTTATTTTAAAGCTTTTATCTATTAATTTATAAGAACTAAAAAATATAAAATTTGTAATTCCTAAAGAACTTGTCGCTTCCTTAATCTTATTATTTTTTATATTACCTAATTCTTCTTGTAGATACATATCATATTTATTAAAAGATGTTTTATTATCATCGTTAGAACCTGAATTTTTTTTATATAAAATATATCTATAACCTGGTGTATCTGTATTGGAAGGCAATACATTTGTACCTGCTGTACAAGTAGCTGATGAAGAAAAAGTTGCTGCGTAATCATTTTTTACAAAATCATTTAATGAAACTTTAGTACAATTAGTATTGCCAGTTGATGATTGTGATGAATTTTTTATAAAATCATCTTCGTAAGATATTGCAACAGCACTTAATTTATATCTATTATTATAAAATATATTTGCTGCTCTTATAGAAGCTAATAATAAGCATTTATAACATAATATATATATACGCAAATATTTTATTGTAGGTGAAAAACTATCATTGTTAATATTATTAATCATTTTTATAAAATTAAATATGTAATAAATGTTTTGCTTATAAAACGATGAGGGCGTTTCAGCTGCTCCTTCTAAATTATCAAAAGTGCCTGATATGGTAATAGTTTTGCTCAAAGTTGTACTTACAGTTATATCAACTAGTATTGTAGTTGTTGTCGAATCAATCTGTGCACTAAGAGTTCCATCTTGTTGAGGAGATGATGTTGTAAAAGTAAAATTTCTTACACTAATGCCGGTATCTGCTGGTATTGTTATATCTGTGCTAATATCTATATCACCGGAAGTTCTTAATTCAGTATCTGGTTTAATTCTTGGAATACTATCTACTTTTACGTTTGCGGTTGTTGCCCCCTCGCTTTTAGTAAAAGCACTAGAAGCAGATAATGTTATTTTAGTGGAGTCATTTGTAATTACAGAACCATTTGCTATTTTAGATGTATTGCCGGCTTTTATAGTTCCTGATATTTTGCCATTAGTTATTCTATAAGTATTTGCTGGCGTTGTAAGCTTTACTATTTCGCTACCACTAAGTATTTTTAAGCTGTCAATAACAGAACCAGTTTTTATAACCGCACTAATGTTTGCCGCGTTTAAAGTAACGTTTGTCATAGTTCCTGTAGAAGTTATAGTTGGTTTCACATATGTCCCCGATTGTAATAGATATTTAGCATTAGTACCAGCGATATTTGAATATTCTAAGAATCCAAAATAGTATTGTCTGGTACCTGAAGAAGTTTCAGTATATTGTAATTTATTACTATTTGAAAATATAGACATATCAGAATTTAAATAATTTGTTTTTGATGAAATGGGAGTCTCAGATTTATCAACTACCTTAATATCATCATCTTTAAACATATTTTTTAAATCGCCAATATATAAATATATACCTTCGGGAGGATCGTCTATATTCTGACCTCCAGAAGATATATAAAGACCTTTTGAAACACCTATTACATCCGCTCCTTTTAATTTTCTATTAACAATATATATTTTCGTAGAGGATGTGAATTTAGTTTCAAGGTCTTTAGAATTATTAGAATAACAATCAAGTAAAGCATCAATGATTCTTATAAATATTTCAATAGCATATTTTGAATATAATATATTTGTTATAGAATACGTATCCGGTTCAATATCAGTTTTACCACTGTTAAATTTAATAAAACATAAATGATCTTTAGTTCCACTTGAATCATCAAAACTAGCATTTATGTAGGTGTTGTAATCAGGGCCGCTGTTTCTATTTATTGTTTGATTGAATGTAGGAAATAATGTATTAATCAATAAATTTTTTAAACTAATAGTTTTATTATTGAGAGTCGTAACACCTTTAGTACCAGTAGTTAATTTATCAGAATTAGTATAATTAGAATACCCAGAACTATCAGTTTTTTCCGGAAATAATAAATTGTGATAAGTTTCAAAAGTATTTTCAGACAAAACATTTTGCTTTCCTTCAATTATCTTGTCATATAAACCTAATAAATAAGTTCGTAACATTGGATATTGAATTAAATCAGTATGTGTAATACTCGTCATTATAATTTTTATATACTCTATTATTTTATAGATATAATATATTTATTTAAAATAACTTTATTTAAATACAAGATCTATAAGAAAATGATTCACCGCTATTTTCATTATATCTATCTATTCTAACGATATCCCCGTGTTTCAATCCAATCCATTTGGCAATTGGATCATTTTGTAATATAACGTGCATATGCATTTTACTACGAGCTAAATATTCCTTCATAAATTCTTTTGCCTCTTCATCGGTAAGCTTGGTATGTTTGGGTACATATTCGTGTTTTGTGGGATTAAACATCAATTGTTGAGAGCTAAAATATTGGAGGTGGCCTCCATTTTTTTGAAATATTTTGTCATATTTGTTGAGCTGAGATTTTACCGCCGTTGAAATGGATTCGTTGTTAAATACGATAATTATATTATTTTTACCTCCATATTTATTGGTAAAATCTTTAATATTATCACCATCTTTTAATTTCTCTTTTAGATCGGATATTATATTTTTTCTCAGATTTTTTGAGAGAGCATACAAAATAGTCGTATTTAATGTTTGAACATTAATAGGAAACTTATCAGATTCAAAATCTTCTTTGCTAAGGGATAATAGCATCTCTTTGAAAGATGATACGTCATCTCCTCTATCTACAAGCATTTCCTCAATATTCTTATTAATAATATCAATATCCATTGTTTTATAATATTTGTCTTATTATTATATAATAATAAAAAAGTCAATTTTTAATTTATTATTTTGTAATAGCCTATATATCTCATAGTGCTTTCAATAATCTCTTTGGGTCTATATAACTCTTTTTACAGACTGTTGAAGTATTATGTAATTCAAACGAGGTAAGTTCCAAAGCTTTTTTAATAGGATTCTTTTCATTCCTATATTTATGCAAATATTTATTGAATAAATTATTAGCATTCCAAGTCCGCAAATCCTTTGTAGTTATATTAACCTTTAATTTACACATTAGATAATTATTAACATCGTCAGCGGTTATTCGTCTATTATTATATTTAAATATATATTCAGGGCGTTCAGATGTTGACAAAGAAGTTGTTGTAAGACTATCAAGTTTTTCTGATAAATAAGCATATATGTATTTATTTTTACAGATGGCCTGATTGCGTACACCCTTTTTACCGATGAAATCAAAGGATACTGTATTATCATTTAATAACTTGATATGTGAATAATTTAATGTAGTTATTCCATAAGATTTATTCTGTTTTTCATATTTTATATTTCCTATTCTAAAACCACACGAAAGTATTAATGTTATTATAATTGCTATAATTTTATTTTTTTCGTCGGAGGATTTTAAATCTTTTGCTACTTGCTTTTTAATTTTTATAAAATGCTTATCAAACTTCTGTATTTTCTCGTATTTTTGTTCATTTTGCTTTTCAATATGTTTCGAATTATATATCACCTGTTTCCTGCCTTTGCTATCATATCCATATGCTAATATTTTCTTATTATTTAATATTACTACATTATCATATGATGGAGGGATTTTTAACTTTTTAATTTTGTTTATAGTATCCTCATCTATTATCTCACTTCCTATATCCGTATTTCTCTCATTGCCTAGCTTGTCCGACTTGCCAGGCTTGTCGGATATATATTTATAATATTTAAACCCAGTAATATAGGTTCCGACTCTTTTTATTTTCATATGTTTATTTATTGTAAATAAATTATAATTATGATGTTAAAAAATGATATAAACATATAATTATATATGTATTCATAAACTGAATATATAATGGCAACGAAAAAAGCGACTCCTGTACCTACCCAAGCCCCCCAAACTCCTCAAGCTACTACTGATTTGAAAGCTACTAAAAAGCAACCAGCTGCCGCTAAAATGCCAGCAAATAAATCTGTGGTTCCGGCAACTTCTACTGTACCAGAGACTCCCGTCGTACCTGTATCTACTAAGACCGATGATTCGGTTGTCCAAGGCGATGTTCCCGGGGCCGAGGTTTCACCTGTTAAGGACAATGCTGTATCAGTAATTATTGAGAAGGTAAATAATCTTTTTGCCAATTTTAAGGAAGTTCAAAATCTTCTAAAAGTTCTAAGCAAGGATTATGAGAAACAGCAAAAAATCATCGAGAAGGCTCAAAAGAAACGCCAAAATGCTAAAAACTCGCCTTCTGGTTTTGCCAAGCCTAACAAAATCTCTGACGAGCTATGCGATTTCATAGGTGTTCCCCACGGAACTGAGAAATCCCGTACTGATATTACCCGCTTCATTAACTCATATGTTAAAGAACATAATCTTAACAAGCCCGAGAACAAGCGTTTTATCCTCCCCGATGAAAAGCTTAAAAAAATCCTAAATGTCGGCGATAAGGAAGATATCAATTATTTCATACTACAAAAGCTCATCTCTCATCATTTTCCTCCTTCAGCTAGCAAACAAGCTCAGGTAGCCGCTTGAGATAGCTAATTATTTACTATTTTTTATTTGTAGAAATCCATAATAGAATGTTTTTGTCTTTTAATTTATAATTATTATCAATAGATAGTATTATATTATATAAAGTTTTTGATATTTGTATTGATACCTTACTGATATCAGTATTTAACCAATATCTTCTAAAATAATAATATAATATAATATCTTCTAAATAAGGAAAGCATCCTTTATTCATTGAATTGGTATATAGATGTGCATTATTTCTATATAATAAATATGAACACTCGTTGTCTGTAAGAGTTTTGAAGTTTTTTGTACTTTTCTTGAGCCTATTTATTGTTTTATTATAATCATTATTAAGCTCGTAACTAATTTTTTTACTTAAATAATATTTTAACATATCGCAATTATATTTATTTCTTTTCTCTTTAACAATATCTGTGAAATTTGTCTGGCGTTTAACAAAATCATTAGCCGACTTATTTATTTCGCTCAGCTTTTCGAGTTCAGAATAGCCTTCCAAATATTTAGCGATATTTGCGAAATAATCTGTATCAGTAAAATTCATGATAGACATGTGGTCTGCTTGCGGTCTGCTTGCGGTCTGCTTGCGGTCTGCTTGCTGATAATATTAAATGACTGGTATCATAGTCAATTTTTTAGAATAAATCAAAATAATAGAGCAAATGTATACTATCCAAGAGACACTAAGATATTTATATTTTTACAATTTTAAATTTGAGTACATCTTTCTGTTTTTTCAAAAATTTCAAAAGTTTTTTAGAAATTACAAAATAAATCAAGAGATGTACTCAAATTTTAT